AGCTGACGGTCCATCCGCCGCATCTCACGATCCCAGTCACCAAAGAACTCGTCAAACAGATTCTCACCAAAGATACTCGGCATCAACATAACTCTTACCTCCTTTGACCCTCTTGCGCTGGTCGCGCACCCGTTGTTGGTGTGCCCCCTTTCGGGTGGCGTCCTCGAGCAGGCTGTCGTGTCGGCGTCGGTCTTTGTATGTTGTTACCCTGAACCTCCGGGGCTCTTTCTTTCCTTCCCCCTCGGTTCATATATTATTATACTCATTTTGTTAGCACTGTCAAGAGGTGAGTGCTAATTTGCCAATGAACAATTCATGAACGTTTCTGCAGAGGATTATTCAATCCAGCATAAAACTGTTCATCGAAACAAAAAGCCTCCTCTCGCCTGGTAGTCATGAGAGGAGGCAAAAAGGGACGTTTTCTTATCTGACCGTCATGCGATTCTCTCCCCTGAAAAGGAACTCGGCGCTGCCGTCGGCGTGGATCGTCACCTGCGTGACCAGCAGGCACCATGCCTGTTCATTCCAAACTTCAATGGGGCCCGCTTGGCCACGCAGGTTCTCCACATATTTTTTCACGCTGCATACCCGCATCAGCCTGTCCTGCTTCTCGGCTTTCAGGCGGTTCAGCTTCGCGTCGGCCTTCCGGAACCGTTCATCCAAATCTTTTGCCTTCCTGTCAAAAGCCGCCTGCTCCATTCCAATGGCAGCGTGCTCCCGGATGAGGGCTTTGTTCATCTCCACCACCGTGTTGATCTCCTCCTGAGCAGCAGCGATTTTCGTGTCCAGCGCCGCCGTGTCTTCAAGCATGGCCACGAGCGTTTCGGCGTCCTCAATGATCGTCTCCCTGTTCCCCAGGAGCAGGTTGTAGGCTTTGACGAACAATGCCTTGATCGCATCCTCGGACAGGGTGGGTGTCGAGCAGCGCTGCCCCTTCCCATATTTCCGGTTGCACCGCCAGATGACCTTCCGGTACGGATCATTGGAGTGCCAAACCTTCTGGCCGTAATACCCGCCGCAATCCCCGCAGATGAGCCGGGACGCGAACACGCTGTTCCCGCTGAATGTCCGTCCAGAACGCTTGCGGCGGACCAGTTCCGCCTGCACCTGTTCAAATTCATCCGGCGGGATGATGGCCTCGTGGTTCCCGCTGACGTAATACTGCTGCACTTCACCCTCATTCCGCTTGTGCTTTTTCGTCAGGAAGTCCACGGTGAAGGTCTTCTGGAGTAGCGCGTCGCCCTTGTACTTCTCGTTCGACAAAATGCTCAGGATCGTGCTCTCCCGCCAGTGCGTCTTCCCGCCGGGCGTCAGGATGCCCATCTCGTCCAGCATGCGGCAGATGCCGATAGGTGCCATGCCTTCTATGAATTTCCGGTAGATGAGCCGAACGATTCTGGCTTCCTTCTCGTTGACCACCAGGTTCCCGTCCTCTCCCTTGTCGTAGCCCAGGAAGACGCTGTAGGGCACTGACACCTTTCCGTCCGCCATCCGCTTTCTGTGGCCCCAGGTGACGTTTTCAGAGATGGAGCGCGATTCCTCCTGGGCCAGGCTGCTCATAATGGTGATCAGCAGCTCGCCCTTCCCGTCGAAGGTGTAGATGTTCTCTTTTTCAAAGAAGCACTCGCAGCCGTGCTCCTTCAGCTTTCGGATGGTCGTCAGACTGTCCACCGTGTTGCGGGCGAACCGGCTGACGGACTTGGTCACAATCAGATCGATCTTTCCTGCAAGTGCGTCCGCGATCATCTCGTTGAAGCCGTCCCTATGCCGGGTCGTTACGGCACTGATGCCCTCGTCGGTGTAGACCTTTACGAAGTCCCAATCGGCATGCGAGTGGATGAACCGTGTGTAGTAGTCCACCTGGGCCTCGTAGCTGGTGAACTGCTCGTCGCTGTCCGTGGAGACGCGGGCATAACCAGCCACCTTGCGCCGCGCCGTCGTCGCAATCGGCGCTGTGGTGAACAGGTTCCGTGTCTGCGGGATTTTAGTCACTGTTTTTGCCATCGTTTTTCCTCCTTGCCTTTTCTCTCGCCTTTTCCTTCATCTCCGGCGTCCAGCTCTCCGCTCGTGAACGGTTCTGCCATTCCAGCTTCTCTTCCCGTCCATCGCGCAGGTGAAAGATCAAGGTGTGCGGATAGACCGCTGTCACATGATCCACCGCCTGCTTGAAGGATTCTTCATCAAAACTGTTCCAGCCCAGCAGGTCGCAGGCCATGCGCATGATGATCTCCTCCGGGATCTGCTTGCTTTCGCAGAATGCCTTTCCCTCCATGATATAGGTCGGGCAGGCCCAACGGGACTTGCCGTGGTTCTTCACATGGCGGTAGGGCTTTCCACAAGCCGAGCAGATGATCATGCCGGTGAAGATGTGGTGCTCCCAGGGCTTCGAAGCAGGCTTATGTGCAGCGATGCGCTCAAGTGCCTTCTGCGCCGCCTCGAAGGTCGCTTCATCGATGATCGCCGGATGGGTCTCTGTCGCATAATACTGCGGGAGCTCCCCCTGATTGGGCACCAGTGTCTTATCGATGTGATTGACTCTGTATTTCTTTTGAAGCAGCGAATGGCCCATGTACTTCTCGTTGGATAGGGCGGCCCTCAGCTGACCTGCGGTCCATTTTCCGCCGAAAGCCCCAAGATGCCCGTTGCGGTTCAGCCACCTGACAATGGAGTTCAGGGTGTCGCCGCGGATAATCCGGGCGTACATCTCCCTGACGACCTCTGCCTGCTCCGGGTCGATCTCGATACCATTCTTCCTTGTGATGCGATAGCCGAACATATTCCTCATATTCATCAGTTCGCCGTTCTCAAAGGCTTTGCGGATGCGCCACTTCTGATTGTCGCTGGCCGACCGGCTTTCCTCCTGGGCAAACGCTGACAGGATCGTCAGCATCAGTTCCCCGTCGCCGCTCATGCTGTGTATCTTCTGCTCCTCGAAGTAGACATCCACCCCGATGGACTTCAGCTCGCGTACGGTCTCCAGGGACGTGACGGTGTTCCTTGCGAAGCGGGACACCGACTTGGTGATGACCATATCGATCTTTCCGGCCCGGCAGTCAGCCAGAAGCCGCTGGAATTCCTCGCGGTTATCCTTGGTGCCCGTCATGGCCTCGTCGGCATAGACACCCGCATAGCGCCAGCCCGGATGCTTCTGGATGAGGTCGCTGTAGTAGCTGACCTGCGCTGCCAGCGAATGCAGCATGGCATCCTTTCCGGATGAAACCCGCGCATAGGCGGCGACGTTTGTAAGCCGCTGCAGCGAGGGCCTGACAGGCAGCTTCATTACCTGCTTTTCCACGATTCCACCTCCTTTGGTAGCTGGCATATTACCTCTGGTCGGGCGGGTAAAGCAAGTGAAAATCACGATAAAGGCTACACTTCGGAAGTTCATATTTTAGGCGCATCTTCTCTTCAAAAACAAGAAATTCCTTTCGGGTAATCGTGCCGGTGCTGAGCATCCTGCCAGCTATGGCCATTGCCGCCATGTAACAAATGATTTTGTCGTCCATTCTGTACACCTCCGTTCGGTAGCCTCGGGAGATGTGAAAAAAGGACGTCAGCCAAAAATTAAAAAGCCAGGAGCACCATAAGCACCCCTGGCATCAATTATACTGGTTATTCGATTATTCCCCGGCGGAGCTGAGATCGTAGCACATCTCGATCTGCAATACGTTTTTCCCGTTGAGCTCCGTTATATCCATCCACAGGTCGCTTGAACCGGCGATCAGCTGAGAGAGCGTTTCCCGTTCGCCATCGTCCCATGTCGAATCTATAATGAGCTGCTCCCCTACAAGGCGGATGACGCCCTGGTATCCGTTCCGGGTCCTGACATGGAAGTTCAGGCCAAGATTGGATGCGAGGTCATCTGCCTTTTCCACGAGCGCTTTGAATGCCTCCGCCTTCTCCGGGCTCAGTGAAGCCCGCTTCTCTTCCATTTGCGCATCCGCCAGGGCGGTGAGCCGTGCCGCTTCCTCTCCGGCATACGCACAGCGGGCAAGCATCTCCACGCCGCTCAGTTCCGGTCCTTCTTCCATTCCACGGTCCAGCTCGTCCAGCAGCTTCCGGGACAGGTCGTAGTAGTTCTTATCAATGGTCACTGTATGGCCCCCTTGTCCGTGAGACGCATTCTATCGGTTATTATTTCGCCCACGAAATCACATCATTCATATTATAGACTTTATAAACGTAATTATCAAGTCTAAATTGTAGTATGTAAGTCAATACCATCTGTTTGCCTCGTACTACAATAATATGGGAGTGTGAAACAGGTGGAAGCAGATTTCATAAGGCGAAGGATCACCGAACTGAGGTTGAAGCGTGGGATCTCCGAATACAAGATGAGCCGCGACCTCGGCCACAACGGCGGTATATACAGCATATAGTTTCAGGGAAAGCGCTGCCGTCATTGACAGAGCTTTTGTATATCTGTGAGTATCTGGACGTCACGCCGCGCACCTTCTTTGATGAAAGCACCGCCGACCTCACGCTCATGGAAGAGGCCGAGAGCGGGCTGCACTGCCTGTCCGAGGAAGATCTGAAGATCCTCGTCCCACTGATCAAGCACCTGAAACATAATAGCCAAAAATGATTATGAAGGGCTTTGCACTGTGCAAAGCCCTTCGTCGTGCTGTTGCTGTTATTCAGTCCTGCCGTACTTCCCTGACACCCACGCCTTCTGGTCCTTGTAGAGCACCTGGAGCCAGCCGTTGTCGGAGACCTCCCCGGCGAAGGGCAGCTCGTCCCCCTTGTGGGCCACGCCCAGCTTCTTCCCGTCGGTGTTCGGCGCGGTGCGGATGTAGCAGTTGCCGCCGCTGATGTGGACGGTCTTGCCCGTGGGCTTTACGCCATCATGCGCTTCGACAGCCTTCTCCAGCGCGATCAGCGTCGTGGGGCCGCACTCGCCGTCCACATCCAGCTTGGTGTCAGCCTGGAACGCCTTCAGGGCCAGCTCGGTGCAATCGCCGAAGTCGCCGTCGCAGCCCCAGGAGCCCAGGTCGTAGCCCAGCTTCAGCAGCATTTCCTGCATCAGCTTCACATCGTTGCCCTCGCAGCCGTACTTGATGACGCGGTCGCCCAGGTCGTAGTCCACGGGATAGACCGGCCCCTCATACTTGCTACCGTTCGTGAGCACGACGACGGTGTGCCCACTGGACTTGGTGACCAGGATGTCGCCCCGGCCCAGATAGGTGGACTGGCTCTGGTACTTGCTGCCGGTCAGCTCGGTGAACGCGCCGGTCTTGGCGAGGTTGCTGGGCATGTTGCCCGTCCTGAAGCCGCTGGGCAGGCTGGTGATGCCCGCAAAGGCGATGCACACCCGAACCAGCGCGGAGCAGTCCGTCTCACAGGGCTTGGTCACCTTGGACACATCGAAGCCGAAGGGCTCGGCCTCCTTGTACAGCGTGTTCCTGGAGCCCTGGTCGTAACCGATCTTGCTGTTCTTGCAGGCCATCTCCATGCACCGGGCGATCTTCTCCGCCACGGAGGGGTTCTTGGCCCTGTACACCCGCCAGCCCTTGGAATGGAGATACCAATTCTGGGTGCTGACCTCCTTGCCGGTCTGGTCTCCTGCCTGGCCTCCACGGGCCTTTCCGTGTTCATCGATCCTCGCGCTTCCTACCTTGACTGCCATAGTGAAATCCTCCTTCATAAAAATGGGGCGGCGGTCATTCACCGTCGCCCTGGTCGGTCGTGTCGTCCTTGTCCTTGTCATCCCTGCCATGCAGCTGCGCCAGCGCCTCCCGGAGCTTGTCCGGGATGGGAAGCCCGATGTGGGCAGCGTTCTCGAACAGGGAGAGCGCCTCGTTGCTCATGTAGAAGCAGATCACCGCGCCTCTGAGCGCGCTGCCAGTTCCCACCACATGGAGATCGACGATGTTGGCCACGCCCACCAGCATCAGGATGAGCACCTTCTTGCAGATGCCCCGGAAGCCGATGGCGCTGGACAGCTTCTTGTCGATCACCGCGCACATGATGCCGCTGATGTAGTCCAGGCTCATCAGCACGATGAGCGCGATCAGCATGCCGTCCATCCCTCCCACAAAGTAGCCGATCCATCCGCCGATGGCGGTGATGGCGATCTGAACCTTCGTCCAGACCAGGTCGATAGAGAAATCCCTCATAATACTCCCTCCGTTCTGTGTCATGATATGAAAAAACGGCGTCGCCGCCGTCATTTCCCGTGGTTATTTCCATCCGTTGCTGTTCAGCTTGATTTGTGCCGGTTGCCAGACGCCGTTGTGGTAGACATACGGCACTGCCGTTTCCCACGCGCCGTTCGTGAAGATCCGGGCCTTGCTGGTATCATAGATCAGCGT